GTATTCACTATCTAAGACACATGGACGACTTTACATTTTCGGTATCGGAGGGGAAGCTGGATCAGATTACGAAAAACGATGGCGTCGTACAGACCAGCGTGAGTGGGTTTATGACGACCTCAAATGGAGAGAACGACTTGAATTCGACGCAAACGGAGAAATAACCAATGAACCAGGACAAATGGCAGAAATACTCAGTGGCGAATGGATCAGTCAAAATCCTAACTCATCAGGAGAACAACATGGTTATCACTTCCCTCAAGAAATTTTCCCACACGTTCCACTCACAATTGACGATGCCATTCACAAATATCGTGTGCAACCTGAGCTTTCAATCGAATACCAAGAAAAGCACTATCCCCGTTCTATGTTTCTATCGCATTGCCTTGGAGAGTTCTTCAAAGCCGAAAGACGCCCAATTACGCCAGACATGGTGGAGGCGTGCTATGTCAATGATCTTAAACTTCTCAAAGCTTACGAAGTCAGACAACTCAAGGAAATATACCAAGACGAAATCCTTGTTACTGGTGGAGTAGATTATGGTAGCGGTCCCTCTGCGTCGCAGACTGTTGGTACGGTGCTTATCCATTGGCGTAAGTCTAAGCGCGTACAGCTTGCATGGATTGATAGGCGACCGCAAGAGCATCAGCTTTATCAAGCACGCTATCTGGCAGAAATGTTTGCAGATTACGGAATCGACTGCGGGGTTGGAGACCTCGGATATGGGGCAATACAAATAAAATTAATGCAAGAGGGCGGACGGGACGATAACGATATCAAATTCAATGGACTCAGCCATCGATGGCTTGGGTGCAGAACAGTTGGAGATGAGACAAAACCTGAAATGGACTATAATCAAGAGACTGATGAACATGGAACCCAAACGGGAAGATTGCAAATTGACAAAACAACTGTTATTCAAAATTTTGTCGATTTTATCGGAATGAGGGTATCACACCCACTTTACCCAGAATCACTAGAAAAGCAGCGACCAATGTTTATGATACCTCACATGAACGATTGGGAGACAGATTTCCTGATGGACGACTTTACAGCGATAACTCGCAAGGACCTCGAAGAAGAACAGCAAGTCCGAGTCGAAGATCCAAGACAGCGGGCTCGCAAGGAATACAATCATCCGCCAGACAGCGTTATGTCAATTATTTATAACCTGGTTGCGGCTTTGAATTTCAGACCTAGTCAATATTTGATAACCGCCGTAAAGCGCAGACCTCGAATTAGGTGAAAAATGTTTTAGTACGGCAGTATATAAAGCGCCTAGGCGTATAGATCATACGTGGCAATGTGTCTCGGATATAGGCAAGGAACGACTTGCATGAAACATAGCCATTCTACTCGCGCTATCAACTGGCGTGCTTTCCAGCTCTGTTATCAATGCTATTGTATCTTAATTCTCAAAACAAAGCCCCCAAGAGGCATGGGGGGCAAATACCTCAAAGCCGAGGAATATTCTGATTTTAACGCCATACCGGTCCCCCGAACAACTTTAAAGCATAAAGTCGTGAAAAAACACAATGACTTGGAGATCCAGGCTAACTAACGGTTTAACGAAACTCGGTGTAATTGATTCAGCCCCCGCTAGCCGACCCATAGGGTCAGTTAAGTCAGTTGATCTCCAAGGGGTCAAAAGTTTTATGTCAATGGCTGAATCCATGCCAGGATTCTCTCAGCCAGTTTTTGGGCCAGAAATCTCTACCGTGGGCGCGTACTCGCGCGAGGGTTATACTTCGCGGACATTTGATACACCCGCAATTAGTTTTAAACAGCAAGCAGCAGCCCTGCAGGTTGACGAAGATGCGCAACTTGCAATTAATCACTTAGCCAGTCAGGTCACTGGCGGTGAACATTACATTAAAGCAGAATCAAAAGAGTTCGTTGATTACTTTACAGAATTTACAACTGACTTTATGTTTGATACATTTGATACGCGTCTTGTTAAAGAATTATTATGGTATGGAAACTCTGTTTGGAAACCACGCATGGGTATCGCAAACGTGCGACGCTTTGATGACCTCATGCACATTCCTATATCCTCCTTTGTAAGAGTGTGGTGGGACAGACAGAGAATTCCGTACAAGTATGAATTCCGTGGCGCAGAATACCAAGGCTATCATAACCCTGGCGAAATAATTGCGTTCAACTGGAACCCAGTGGATGCTAGTGTATTCGGTACGGGGTTCGGTATCTCAATGGTTTCTCCGCGAGAATTTACAATGCCTACCCCAGAGGGTGCAGTGACAAATGTACTGCCAAGTCTCTTGGAGCGAAAGTATGCTACACAATTTAATATGCAAATGGCTGAGCAACGTTACATCTCACGAAACGTGTGGATGGTACAAAGTGGTTCAGAAGAAGATAGGAAAGTGTTAGAAAGCCAGGTGAACAACCTGGAAGTGGGTCAGGACGTAGTTGCGGGAACTAAAGTTGAGGTACAAGAACTTGGAACGCAAGCTCGTAACTTTAACCCGTCACAATTTGCTGACTTAACAATCGGACCAATCTTTAAGGCGATGAATGACTTTAGAGGCAAACAAGGCAGTAGTGAGTCGCATCAGTACGCAAATGCAAAAACATCTGCTGTCTTGGACGAAATAGGACTTGCATCATTTCCAATCGCAGTAAAAGAACAGTTGGTGGAAAAATTCTTCAAGCCGTGGTACGAAGCTAATGGACTCCCTGATGTTCGCACTGGCGGATTAACAACGGTTCCGTGGAGAGACTTAGGATTCGAGTTAGAGTTCGGAGAAGTCGAAAAGAAGGATATCAGCGTGCAGGACCAAATCAAACTATTAGAAATTTACATAAACTCACCATTACCAAAGGACCCAGTAGAATTACGCAAATTATTCGAGCAAGCGGGATTAGGATTAACTAAAGATGTCGATGAGCAAATTGAACAAGTGTATAATGACCCAATGAACGTTATGGCATTACAAGGAGTAGGAGCGCAACCAGGACAGCAGCAGCAGCAACCGTATTATGATGATAACATGAACTTACCGCAACATGACATAGGTGGTGGACCAATACCTCCACAGTTCAATAATCAACGAATGGGTAGTCCGCCAATGGATAACCCTATTTATGACGATATGGCAAGGGATGTCCGTGGGGATATCCAAAATAAATACAAACGAGGAGATCAATCCCAAGACTGGCAAACGGGACGTAATTATGAATAATTTTAATTATTGCACTGCTGGAACTGACACTGTTTCATTTACCGATGGAACTAATGATATAACTTTCAGTGCTGACTTAGGCAGTTCATTAACCAGTAGTGCAACCTGGATCCCAGATGCGTGGTTAGACTGGCTACCGCCAGCTTGCCTTCGTGACAAATATCTACCAACGGTGCATATAGTCAGGAGTTACAAGGGTGCCTAAAGCAGTTCACGATTTAGCAATAAAACTGCAGGGTAAGGGTAAATCCGAGGATTCTGCATGGGCTATTGCCAATTCACAGTTAAGCAAAACAACTAAAAACGACAAAAACGTTGGAGAAGCGATGAATGACCAATCACCCCCAATGACACTAGCTCCAGTTCAGAAACAAAATACGGGCGGCTGGCCAACATCTATGAATCCAAGTTATGCTAATACAATGGGACAAATGCGCGAAGATGGTATGGGCGGTATGGGCGGTCAGCAAATGCCACAAATGCCAGGTGCGCCTTGCGATATTTGCGGCGGACCAGAACATCCGCCAATGGATCACCCATATTTACCAAGAATGCCAAATGACCCAATGGCTATGACTCAACAACAAATGCCAATGCCTCAATTACCAATGCAACCTCCCCCAATGCCCCCTCAAATGCCAATGCAGCAACCCCCACAACAGCCCCCAATGCAAACTAATCCAGCTCAAAATCAAGCTCCTCAAGGTCACGAAGAAGGTGGTATGGGAAGTGGCGAATATCCACACGGCAGCGGTGGCGGTGGTCAACAGCAAGCACCTAGCGGCGGCGGACAATCTGGCGGCGGCGGTCAAGGCGGTGGCGACGGCGGTTTCGGCGGTGGTCAAATGGGCGGCGGTAAAGCACCTCCTGGTCCAATCATGTCATTTGAAACCGTAAAAGAATCTATTTTCAAACAACTACTCGATAGGAAAGTTGGTTGCGGTTGTCAGAAATCCAAGAAAGGTTAAAGCTCTGCGGGAACTGTAAATGGTTCGTTGCTGGTGGTCAATGTGAAAGAGTTGTTGGGTCATAGCCATTGGGTCATTTGGCATTCTTGGTAAATATGGGTGATCCATTGGCGGATGTTCTGGTCCGCCGCAAATATCGCAAGGCGCACCTG